ATTTTCTAATTCAACGTCACCTTTGTTCCAAGTTACAACGCCTTGTTGCATCCACTTTGGAAGCATTTCATACATGATTTGATAACGATCTAATACCTCTCGAGCTGCTGTTGCTTTATTAGCAAGAATAGCAACTGTCTTAGCATCTTGAAAAATAGTGTACCAAAGAATATACGCAGCTGAACTAGTAGTCTTACCCTGCTGTCGGCCTTCCATAAGAATAACCATACGATTCTTATGAATGACATTAATTTTATTAACTTGACATGGGTATAACTTAAACTTTTGTAGACCGTGATCAAGCGTAACAATTTCACAATAGTTATTAATAAAGTAAACTGGATCTTCAGCACACTTTACATATTCTTCAAGCTGTTCTTTCGTGAAGCCAATCTTTTGACCGGCACTCTTAAGATTAGAGTTAGAATTATATACTTTTAAATTATCATTCACAGAGGTTCTTCATCCCACGTATTTGTAATGACACCAGTATTAGTATTGCCCAATGAATCTAAGTTAGCATAGTCGGTGTTAACAAATATTCTATTAATAATACTTGAATTAGTGACAGGGCCAAACATTAGAGCTTTAATTGTAAAATTCAAAGTGTAAGTTACGAATCTGCGAGTTTGAAAGTCACCATCATATTCATCATTAAGACTCATACTATTTAATATGACGGGTATATCTGTTATAATATTTGACTCTGGCACTACTTTAACTGCCATAGTCAATTCTGGAGAAAAAAACGGAAGGATCTGCTCAATTATTTGCAATCCGTCTTCTGTAGTTTTCGTAAGAACATATAAACTAATATCTATATTATATGGCACTGGAGCAAATGTTCTTTTGATAGTGCCATCAATAGGGTCTGAACATGTGATATAACTATTGCGATTTATTTTTCTTATTGCATCATACGAAAAACCAGTTATCTCGAATGACATTCTTGGTAAAGTATTATAAGTGTGATTCTCAAGACTAGCATCTTGATCAAGACGTACTATCCATTTTTCCTTTGGCGCATATGCAATAGGTATTGAAATAGTTTGTTCTACAGTTTTTGTTAAATCTTCACGCGTTATTTTGATGTCGCTAAATAGACTGCCGAATCCGACAATTATTTTACGCGTTATAGCGTGATAGAAGATTGTACTATTAAGCATTTAATTACCAAGTAGTAAGAGCTATTCTTTTCCAAATTACAGTTGTATTGTTTACATAAGTGTTAATACAATAATACATATAATTAGAATCAAATGCAATCATACCTGCTTTATCAGTAGCAGATCCTACACTTGTGCTAGGAACTGATACTCTTTGATATCCCGTAGATTGTACTGTACCATCTGGAAATGTTAATTTACCATCAGTAGACAATGATATAGCAACTGTTCCATTGATCAAAGAACTAAACGAAGTTGGTATAGTTGGCTTATTACTTAGATCTGCATAACTACCAGAAAATAAAGTCGGTTTATTACTTAGATCAGTATAACTACCAGAAAATAAAGTTGGCTTATTACTTAGATCTGCATAACTACCGGAAGTTGCTACTGATGATAACGTTGGCTTATTTAAAATAGCACTAATTCCAGTAGAAGAAGCCCAATCAGAATTTACTTGTGCAGCTGGAATAGATGGTTTATTAGTTAAATCATTATAACTTACGCTTTCGAATTGAACGCTAGTTCCATTAGTGCGCAAATAATTGCCAATTCTATTACTTTGAGGAGGATATACAGCCTTAGTATCTAAGGCAGTATATAGTTCTGTAAAATTAGAGTTTGCTTTTGTAAAAGCTGTGCGTAATGGATCGCCAGTTCCATCATTTTGTAATGCACCAATATTGATTACTAATTTGGTCATGTCATGTCCGCCGTGGTTAAGGTTGTGTCTGCTTCGATAAGAGTACTATCTGCAGTGTAAGATAATTGAGAAGCAATTGCATCTCCAAAAGGATTGCTAGTATCGAATATAATACCACGAGATTCTTCTCTAAATCTAGTGTTATCTCCATAGTTACCAATTTTATCAATGTCGAGAACATTATCATCGTCAAATGATTTTAGAGTTTGGAATACATCTATATCTTTTACACCAGTATCAATTACTTCAGAACTATACTGGAATAATTCTACTTGAAGTCTATAGACATATAATTTCTTAAGCTGATAAAATGGATCTTGATGCTCAACAAATTTTATTTCGAATAAACCTTTAGTAAGAGGAAAGTATATTAGGTCTCCCTCACAAGGTCTATTTGGAATACTCGTTTGGTTATGAATAGCAATAAATTTTTCCCAAGTTCTACGTGAAACAGTAAGTGTTGCAGACTGCTCCATCATCAAACCAAATTTTTGAATAAAAGCGCCTTGGCCCTCAAATCCATTAACTGATTCTAAGTACATGTCAATTGGGTATGCATTTTTGAATTGCGAAAGTCTATCTTCTCCAAGAAGTTTGTCCTTACCAACAAGCGTTCTCGGAATGTAAAACATTTCTTGACCCCATATTGAAATTGATTCAATAATGAGATCTTCTAGAAGATACTGTTCGTTTTTAGTACCTTGCGAAAAATATACGTTACGTGCCATGTTAGCCCAAAAAGAATTCTAGTGGAGCAGATTTAGTTATTATATCGTCTTCAAGTTCTTTAATTTCTTCTGTTGCTTCAGCGTATAACTTGTCACCATCGATAGTAACTCCACCCGGAAGTTGCATCCCTTGGAATTTCTTAACATTAGTAGCCCATTGCTTTTTAATTAATGCAGTAGTGTAATGCTTAAGCCATACGTCACTATACATTCTTGGTACTGTTGCTGGATCTAATGCACGATAACATTCAACAAGAATGTAAGATCCTGCTACTATATTTTCTACCCAGTTTTCATCAATGTAAAGACGATTAGTAAATCTATTGAATCTGTATAATGGATGTCCATTCAATGTCAAATCGAGCAATGCTAAATGAGACATTACTTGTGTGTAGTAAATGATTGATGTAGAAGTTAAATCATACAGGTCATTCAAACGCAATTGATATTGAAGATCAAAAATTGATTTCGATGTCGATGTACCTGATGCAATAGGAAATACTCGTGTAACACCATAAACTAAATCGTTTATTGGAATCGATTTATCTGTTACATTTTCTTGAGTAACTAGATGTTTTAGGTATACCTTTTCAATACCATCGTAATGATATTGACGAAAGAATTCGATTGCCTCATCGACGCGATCTTCTATTTGTTGATCATCAATATTAATCTCGACAACTGGCTCTCCTAACGAGCGTAGGCAATAATCAATTAAACCTTGTCTTGTAGTAACAGCCATAATTGTTCTCTTATTTTACGAATGGTTCTTCTGGAGGATTTGGAGGATTCAATACGAGCCACGGCGGTGGTCTTATAGTTAATGATGTTTCATCTATTAACTTATTCTTGATATCATCTTTCATTATTTGTAATTTTTCTTCAGAGATCGTAGCATAAATCCATGCTTCGACTTGTTCTTTAGTAAGATTCTCAAAAGCAATAAAAGTATCTCTATTAATACCAGCAAAATCAAAATTTTCTGGTGCTACGTTTGCTAATTCATTCCACGAATGAGCATACCATACGCCTTTATGTTGAGTAACGCCAACTAATGCATAACTAATAGTTAAGACCACGTTCACTGGATTACCTTCTCCAGTTTCAGGCATAACATTGAAATCACCAATGTGCAAATTGTAACTTATATCCATTTTTATTTTCCTTAGAATGTATTAATCACGTGATTATATATCACTTCAAAAAACTGATTTATTGTACCATACTTATCAACGTTTCTAGATTGTGAAGCACCTCTTTGATACGTTACATTACCAATAGTATAAGATAGATAATTTAAATAATACGACCTATCAGTCTCATTATACGAACCAACGTTGGTTCGTACTGTACCTGGTACGTTAACATTAACGCCTTCCCAATATACAGCAAAATTCAGTGCTCCAGACATCTCCTGAGACCCTGATCCAGTGGCATTCCAATAAGTTACAGGAGCACTTTGACTATACTTATTGACAATCAATGTTGTAGTAGCAGAATCAGATTGAGTAAGACCACTAAATGACCAAAGCGTATCAAATAGATATGCTGAACTGCCAAAATAGGTAGTACTGTTATAACTAATTCCACGCGTAGATCCAACTCCAGAATATGATCCGATACTTATTGGTGCACTGGTTGGCGCAGTTCCTGGACCTGACCCACCGCCAGCAACAGGACCAGCATCTAATCCAACGCCACTGGAAGATCCTCTAAATACTGCAGTAGACATGCTTCCAATACTTCGTCTGGGAGCGCTATCTATCAATCCATATTGCGCTATTGCTGCAGAAAGAGTAGTGCCAGCATTTTCGACAGCATAATTACCAAGAGTAGTTTCAGTATTAAATAAGCATTCGTTTAAGAATGCATTATAACTCTCTTGTTCAGTTGTAGTTAATGAATTACCAGTCACTACTTTTAGAATAACTGATGCATCTGCATCGTTAATTGCGCCACTTCTAGTTAAATCACCAAACACATAACCATATGGTCCTGGTCTGTTTGCTATAATCCAAAGCGCTAGCTCTCCTGCATCTCTAGACTCTTGTCCAGCAGCATAACGCATCAAAGCAATAGCTGAGGCCAAATTAAATTTTGCAGCATAAGTTGCAGTCGCAAGAGGATCTCCATTATAAGTTGCGTTATTAACGTCCCCATATTCATTTGGAGATGTCATTAATTTAGTAGCAGCAGAAGTTATTGTCGTGTTAGTGCCAGCATATGCATAATATGCTGGACCAGTTATTTGAACTGTGCCACGCCCTTTATTATACCAAGTAGTTCCTGCATCTGGAGAATAAAATACATTATAATTAGGATCGTTCTTTGAACCAGCGCATGCAAGTCCACCGCTATTATTATATGGCCCACATCCAGCAGATGAGGTAGCTGAATTTGCATTTAGCACTGTATCGTCTAAAAGACTAACTTCAATCCATTCCTGTTGATTAGCTTTATATAAACTAATTCTCCAACCAGTTTCAGTGCTATTTAATAAACTTGGAGAACCCCATTTTCCACTATATACTATAATTCTAAATACTTTATGATAAGTACCTTGTTGATTAATGATATAACTCGTATGCCATACTTTATGTGGATTATTAGTAGCAGCGCGTGAATTTGAGAAAGAGCCAACTTGATATCTTGTTGTATTAGTCAAGCCTGCCTGAAACCAAAGATCTCCCCAGTGTGCTGTTATACCATTAGTGGTTCCTTGAATTCTACTTGCTGCACTATTGAAATCAAATGGTGTAGTACTATTTGGCGTACCAAAATTTATATGGCCATTAGTACTTACATAACATGTTGAATAAGCACCACCATTAAAATACCAATCCCATCCTATATTAATTGGTGTAGTTGCGTATCCATCGTCAGCTGATGTCCAAGAGCTAACGTGCTCAGTATACCAAGTTCCAACAGGAATGCCCGGATATGACTGCGTAATAGTAGGCGCAGGTGCAGCACGATAATTATTAGTATCACTAGGATAAGCTCTTTGTGCACGAGATTTTGTCGCTGATGGGAAAAACGAGAAAGACATTAGTTAATTTCCTATTGTATCTCTTATTTATTATATAGAAGTTGTAGCTTGAAATACGGCATAATATGCAGTTGTGTTTCCATATTTATCACTACTACTAGACTGAGGACCACCGCCATAGGCAAAACCATTACTAATTCCAGAGTGTCTTACGTAATTATTAGTGCCATTATTATATGACGTAGTTCCTATAGCATATGTTCCACTCGCTATAAGTGTACCTGCCCAATATATTTGAAGAGTTTTTGTTGAGCTACCTGAGCCATAAGTTTCATACCAATAATAAGTAGGAGCAGCTTGATTATAGAAGCCTTCGTAGAAAACAGGATTAGTCATTGCTGGTTCACCAGCTTGTGCTGTAGTATTTAAAAAAGCGCCTCGAGTAGATGCATTGCCAATATAAGTATCAAATGAAGAAGCATTTTGAGCTACTGTGGATGCGTGGGTAGTACCGTTAACTATAGCACCAGGATATCCAGCAGCCCACACACTTCGCAAACTACGTGTAGGACCAGTAAAAAATCCACCAGCAAAAACGCCTCCACCAAAATCTGATTTACCAATATAGCTACTATCACTTGGCGTAATTACTCGTAAATATCTTGCATACGCAGTAGGATTAACTGAAGATAGATTACCAACTAATTGATTTCCAATAA